ACTATGGGGTGGTGATTTTATTTTTACGCCATGACTGTCTGATGAACACCTAAGTTCTAGTGTTCCATCAATACTATTAGTACTATCACCTTTAATTCTGACTACACCAAATTCACCGTTTGGATTAAGAACAATATTACCGTTAGAAGTACTTGTGGTTATTTCACTGCTTTGAACATCTAAATTACCACCTAACTGTGGTGTAGTGTCTTCCACAACATTAGATATACCTGACCCACCTCCACCTCCTGACTCAGCAGCCCATTCAAGACCTGTTGAAGTGCTGCTATTTGCTTTTAATACATAACCATTTGTACCGACAGATAAGGCTGAAGGATCACCTGAACCATCACCTACTAATAATTCACCTTTTACATCAAGGTCACTGTTCATTACTGCACCAGCAGCATCTACGTTAGTTGCATCAGTAACATCAGCACTCGTTTCTACACCTGATAGTTTTGTTTTCTCTGCGTCTGTAAATACGTTTGTATCAGAGTTTGCTTCATAAGCAGTTTTTATCTCTGCGTTAGTTTGATCAGCCGTAGCACTAGCTTCTATAGCATTAAGCTTTGTATGATCAGCATCAGTAAAGACGTTACTATCACTAGCACTTTCAACTAAAGTTCTTATTTCACTAGCACTTTGATCTGCGGTTGCTGAAGCTTCTATACCATCTAACTTACTTTTATCACTGGCAGACATAGAACCTGCTGCACTGGTTGTAGCTGCTGAAATGCTTATAGCTGGTGCAGTTCCACCAGAGGAGACTATAGGAGTTGTACCTGTAACTGAACCAACACTAGAACCTGCACCATTGTCAACTATCTCTTGCATACTGAACAAGAGTTGATCTGCATTATTATCAAGATCTATTTCTGTAAGAACACTACCATCAACAAAATCTACTTTCTTAGATCCGACATTAGTATCTCTTTGAAACTTAACAGCAACACCATTACCAGGTTCATTACCACTGGTAAATGTTATCTGTGTTGCACTGGTAAAAGTGTAGTGGGTGGTTATAGTTTTTAATACACCACCGACAGTAACATCAACTTCTGCTTCTGATAGATAGGAGAAAGAGATACTAAAAGGTCCAGCAGAACCGTTACCAGTGTGGTTTGTAAAAGATGCAGCAGTGTTAGTAGCCATGATTAGTTAGCGTTTAGGGCTTCAAAGGATTTGAGAATGTCATTGTTAGCTTCTTGTCTGATTGCAGATTGCAACTGTTGATATTCTAAAGCACGTTCTGGATTTTTACTCAGCCATATTTGTTTACCTCCTTTTTTGTATTTATTTACAATATCTCTCAATATTCCTTCTGCCAGATCTCTATTAGCTTCTTGTGCCTGTACTTCTATATCCATATTAGACTGATCTATCATTTCACCCCTTACACTTTTCATCAGTGCTTGAAAATCTTTCTGTTGGATTCTGTTGTGTAAAGCTCTTACCATAGTTTGACCATTAATTTTTACAAAAGCAGTTTCTTCAATCAGATCAAGATGTTCGTCATAATTAAGTTCTATCCCACTTCCGATTGCTTTGCCACTAGGTAATCTTCCAAGAGTTAATTCATCTGAAGGTTGAGCTATCCTTGCACCAATATCATCAAGAGTTGTAAGAACATTATTATTAATGCTATCTGTTTCTTTTATTGGATTAAGAACACTCATATTGTCAGGACCAAAACCAACTGGATATTCAATAATAGAACCAGTTATAAAGTTTCTCATTGGTCGTAGATCGCCATAACCAGGGATTGTTGTTTTTAATTCGTTATGAAACTTTCTAAGTATTACAAAACCATCATCACCTGCTCTTACTCTTTTATCTAATATCTCTCTGTCAGAGGTTACATTTCTTTTGACTGATCTACCTAATGAGCTAAATGGATTACCTGGTAATGGTATTGGACCAAACCCACCCCCTGCTGCAATTCTTCTTGCAAGCCAACTTTCTAGTTTATATGGTTTACCTAACAAATCAGCAAGTTCAGTAATACCTTGTAAGTAAGTTTTGTTTGTAATATTACGACCTAACGCAACTGAAGCAGCAACACCAAAATCATCTCGATCTTGTTGGCTTAGTTTACCTGTAATAGCTGCTGAATCGGCAGCCATCATAAGAAAAGAAGACCAAGGATCTAACCTTTTAAAACTGACATATCTATATCTAGGTTTACCATCCTTACCCATGCGTACTTTACCATTTTCATCTTTTAAAAGAAACCTAAAACTGTAGGGTTGCCAGCCTGTGTTTCTTTTTTGATTAAGCATATTAAAATCAGAAGGACCACCACCAGTAATGGCTAGTTCAGACATCGGATCATTTATTGATAATGCTGTAATACCTGCTATAGACCATATAGCACCACCAGTAATCATTTCACCTTTTGCTTTTGCAGCTACAGATGGATCAGTACTTTTTAATGCTTGCCTGTATTCTTGTAAAAGCATATTTATACCAGGAGTTCTTCTTACCTGTGCCTTAAATATATTGATTGGTGTTCTTACAAACGGAAAGATTATTCTACCTGCTGGATGTCTTGCTACTCCTTGTATTGCACCACCTAAACTACCTTCTGGTAAATCAGCAGTAAATGTAGTCTCAGCAGCATATTGCTGTGCTTTTTCGTATAGATCTAAAACAGACTTGTCTTTAACATTTGCCATGCTGTTTTTGTTTACGATCTCGATAGTGCCATCAAATTGTCTTTGTATATGGTCTTGTAAGTCAGTACCTTGCAAACCTTTTCTCATGCCATCTTCCCAAGCACTGGCTTTGACATAAGATCTAAAGTTTAGCTGTTTAAAAAATTCATCCTCTGCAAGTAAGAAACGACTAGGCAAACGCATAGTTGTTCCAAAAAAATTAACTGTCTTAGCTAAGTTGTTGTCGCCTTCCATTCTTATTTGAAAGCGATCAGCATCTTGTATCATCGCACCAGGGTTTACAACATTGTCTTCAATCTGAAAAGCTAATTTTGCTCCTTTAAATGAATCAGTAATAGATGACATTATGTAATAAAGTTCTTTACCACCTCTAATAGCACCTGTCATATCACCTTGAACAGCAGAACCAAGTGTTTGTTCTAATGGTCTAGCTAAAGTATTTAAGGCAGTAGAAAGAATGTTTACAGCGTGTGTTTCTGGACCAGATAGGATTGAATTGATAAATATTTCATTATTAATTTTAAAACCTCTCATTATTAAACTTTCATTAGCCATTTTTTGTAAGGCTTGAGGATTACCTTGTGCAGCTTGTAGTTTTTTAGTAATTATTCTTAGTTTTTTCCAAGATGCTTTATCACCTTTTTCAGCAGCATCTAATATTTCTTGCATTGAAAATTCAGCTAATGGATCTGTAGGTTCTTTTACAGTTCCCCTAATATCAGTAGCTTGATCTATTGCTTTTTCTGCTGGTGTTCTACCCGCTAGATCATCTACAGAAGCAGTTACTTTACCTACTCCACCACCTGCTCTGTTAGCAGCTAATGTTTGTGCTGGTACTGTTTTAAGAGGTTTGTTAAGAGTAATAAGACCATCTAATACTTTTGCTTCTCTAATAAATTGACTTTTTAATTCTTCGGTCAATCCACTTTTATTACCTGTTGCTAAAGTTTCATCTATGGTTTTTGCTAATGATGCTAGGTTGATAGCGTTTCTATTCATTAACTGATTCATTGATATTAGTGTTGCAGGTAAGTCTTCTTCTCCCCCTCTGCCATATCTTGCATTAAATAACCTTGCAGATTCAACAGTCTCTGCTGGTAGCAGGTCATTTGCAGAAGTAACCATATCAGCAAAGGTTCTTTTGTAAGGCCAAGCATTATTAGCATCAAGTTCTTTTATCTTGTTTGCTCTATCAATAATAAGTTTTTGCACATCAGGATCACCACCACCTGTAAGAGTTTCTGTTTTAAAGTACTGTCCTTTTGTATTGGTTTTTGTGTTAAATGTCGTATCTACTTTTTCACCGTCTTTAACAACTTTGTTAGGCAGATTGAGATCATCAATAATTTCATCACCAAGATTATCAACGACATTATCTGTCATTAATATTTCATCTCGTTTTGATAACCTTTTTATTACTCTTTCATATAACTCAGGTGTCTTTTTAAGACCTTTAATACCAATACCTAAAGCAGTAAGAGCTTCACCTGCTACTAACCCACTTGCTGCCTGTCTAAAACGTGCATCTGCAACACCTATTTCTTCTGGTGTTTTAGCTTTTAATACATCAGGAATAACACGACCTAGTCTTGGATGCTTGTCAATCATATTGAACAAGTTTTCTTCATAAGGATCTTGTACAACAGCATCAGTTATAAAACCTGCAAGAGCATTTCTAGCCCAGGCATTGTTCATACCTACTAGCTTTGTACCTTTTAATGTTTTACTGATAGCACCAGCAGGTAGTAAAAACTGTGTTATAGCTTGTGGTACTGTATATGCCCAATCTTCTTTATCACCTGCTACTTCAAGACCTAATCCCTGTAGATCTATAAGTTCATTATTATCGTATGGATTACCAGCAGCAAAATCATAAATATCATCTACAAACTCAACAGTCTCATTAACAGCTTTTAAAGGACCAGATAAAGCACCTCTGACAACTTTAGAAGTGGTAGTTTGTTTTATCTGTTCACCACCTTTCTCTAACTTCTCACGAAACTCTTTACCAGCTTCCTGTCTATCTCTACGAAAGCGAGCTATTGGGTTTGAATCTGTCATGGTTAATTAGTTTTGGATAAAAACTGCTTGTAAGCTCCTGATTTATAGACAGACCAAGCATCAAATCCTTGTTCGTCAAATATCATCTTAG